ATCTTTCACATCTAAATCCTTTGCTTTGCCGCCTCTTGGATTTCTGGTAAAAAACTGAAATGTATTGGCTCCGATTTCCTCTGCCTGCTTTGCCATAGCGAGGAAGCCTTTTGATGATGATAAATGGCAACCGATTCGAAACATATTTTTCTCCTTTTCCTACGTTCACTTAATGTTACGTCATAATAACTATTCTATCTTTTTCATCCGTGTCAGCCCGTCCATTGAAGCCAGATGCGATACAACGTCTGCAAGTGGCACTATGAATTTTGTTCTGCTTATTGGCTTTTCCGGCAACCGGTGCATATTCGCATCCATGCTCAGATGCACCTCGCTGGCACATCCCTGTGCCAGCGTTGCCAGATTTTCTCCAAAATTCCAAGTGCCACTAACAGACTTTTGTTATGCATCTTCCTTTAATGGACAGGCTGACACGGGTTCCAAAAATTATAATCCTTATAATGACTCTAAAAATTCTAATTATCTCGTGGTTCGGTGATTGGGAAATGGGAAAGTGCGGATTATTGCTTTGTCTGGAAGTACTGAACAGTTCGTCGGAATGCGGATGCCTTATGAGGATTGTTAGGGGCTCTTAGAATTTCGTCCTGCAACAGGCAATGCCGGCACAGGGACGTGCCGGCAAGGCGCAATTGAGCAAGGATGCGAATTTGCGCTGGTTGCCAGATAAAAAGATTATCTACTTCGAAATTCTTAGTGCCCCTTTCAAGCATCATGTGGTATCCGTCTCCGACGGACAGTGCAGTACTTCCGCAAAACAATGATATGTCTTTTCCCCTCTCCCAATCACCGGACACTTGTTATTTCATTATAACCGTTATAAAATAAAAAAGTAACCCCAAACCAGTAATCCCGCTCTCGCAATTTAATAGGACACATACAAAAAGGTACATTTTATGAAAATCGGAATTTTATCAGATACACATGGTGTATTAAAGGATACATTTTTAGACGAGCTGCAAAGCTGTGATTATCTTCTGCACGCAGGAGATATTGGAAGTCTCAAATGTTATGAGACTTTAAAAGATCTGCATGTTCCGCTTTATATCATCAAGGGGAACTGTGACAAAGGCGAATGGACGAAATATCTGCCGGAGACTCTGGCAGCACCCATTGGTGGGAAGATTTTCTATCTCGTCCATAAGAAAAGCGATTTGCCTTATCCACAACCGGAAGCAGATTTTATTATTACCGGGCATACCCACCATTATGAAGTAAGCAAAAGGGGAACCACTACTTTCATCAATCCGGGCAGTGCCGGTCGAAGCCGCAGTGGTTCCTCCTGTACTATCGCTATTCTGACTTTGGATGGTGACGATGTTTCTATTTCACCCATTTATACCGAATAGCAATTTATATCGTGTGATAATTTTTATTGCATATCAATTGATATTATATCATAAATTTCATTGATATAACACCCCGCTTTTTGCCCTTATTTGCTGAAAAGTTCAGTTTTGAATATCTCCGCAAATCTCACAAAATCCCGCTATTTAGTAACAAATTAGTAACAGATTACATCAGGGCATTGACCCTTGCCTGTACTGCTGCATAATCATAACCTTCTGCGGTGATTCTGTTCTTACGATCAGCACCGTTTCCATACTCACCACGGATGACTTCCTGTGCAATTTCATCAATGGATTTCTTAGGTGTTCCGCAAAGTTCATTGACCTTGTTCTGAACTGCGGTGTAATCATAACCAGCCTGTTCAATGCGGTTCTTTCTGTCCTGACCGTTACCCCAAGCACCATTGATGACTTCCTGTGCAATTTCATCAATGGATTTCTTAGGTGTAGTGTCTACCCCTAAAATCTCATTGACCTTTGCCTGAACCTCATCATAGTTGTACCCGGCTGCTTCAAGTGCTGCTTTACGATCAGCACCATTGCCATACTTGCCATTGACAACATCCTGTGCGACTTCATCCACCGACTTCTTAGGTGATTCAGGCTGTGCAGTATCACCATAGAAATAATCAAGGTCTACATTTCCGGCAATACCATCAACAGAACCCTTACTTGTGTACTGATGGAACATACAAGGATAATCAGGATCACCAGTATAATCAGCCAACCAGTAAATATACTGTGAAATCAGTTCATCAGTATACATATTCTTGTGGTAGTCAATATTGGAATAAATACCCGCCTTGTACCCGTGACTGGTCACATACTCACAAAATGCCTTTGTGAAAGCAACACATTCATTCTTACCAAGGTTGACACCCTTTTCCTTTGCCTGTTTTACAGTGTCATATTCAAAATCATAAAAAATCACTGTGTCCTTGCCAAGTCCGGCTTTCTCAACCTGTGCAATACAAAATGCTGCTTCATTCCTTGCCTGATCTGTGTTGAGTGCATAACTGAAATGATATACACCTTTGACGGGAATATTATTGGCACGGCATCCGTTGACATATTCAAAGAACTTGCCATCTACTGCCTGACGATAACCTTCACGAAGGATTGCAAACTGAATCCCACTTGCTGCAACCTTGGCAAAGTCAACTGCACCTTGCCATTTTGAAATATCCATGCCCTTCATCATATTATTTGCCCTCACTTTCTGTCTTTTTCTGTAAAATATCAATAGCCTTGGTGATAACTGCCGGGAGTGGTAACCCCATAAGACCCGCATTTTCCACAAGGGAAATTGTTTCATTGGCAATGAACGCAATAATTACTGCATCCCTGATGTAATTTGTGCCAATGACAAGATCAAGGCGGTAAGCAACCAGTACAAAAATCAGGGTCATGCATTTTCTGCAAAGACCTTTCCACCCCGCCTTACTTTCAAGTGAACCTGTGTCTGTCTTGGGACTGTTCTTGAACACCCCCGCAACAATCAGTCCTGAAATATAATCAAGACCCATGAAGATCAGAAGGGTTGTAAGTCCCGCATCCCAACCACCAAAAAAAGATGCGATTGCTGAACCAATCACACCTAATACACTGCAAATAGTCTGTTTCATTTTCTCTGTCCTTTCTGAACATAAAAACAACCGCTTGTGACCTCATATAAGGGTCATATAGCGGTTGTTTTTGTTCCTGTGATAATTTCCTTGTCTGTTGATTACTCTGCTAATTCAGGGCAATCAAGGTCAATCAGAACTTCCTTCACTTTGTCCTTGATTTTCTCAGGTACATCAGCAAAGGTTTTCTTGCCCTTAATGATAAGGGTTGCATAGATCACTGCCATAGATTCCACATCCTTTCTGAATAAAATTTTTATGATGAACTGAAACAACATCAGTTACCACCTTCTGCCAGTTCCGGGTGTCCTTCATCAATAAGCACCTGTTTGACTTCATCCCTGATCTTGTCAGGAACATCATTGATTGACTTCTTACCCTTGATGATAAGTGCTGCATAAATGTTTGCCATATTCTCACCCCTTCCTTATGCCATCATTTCATAGATTTCACACATGGCTTCCTGTGCCTGTGTCATCTGATCTTCCAAAGATGCGTTCCTGTCATCAATCATTTTGATGTATTCATCCTTGGTATACTGGGTCAGGTCATATTCATAACCAGTGAACCCCGGCTGTTCATCTGTCCCGGCTTCTGTGACCGGGGTGATGTTCTCTGCAATCCAAACTGAATAGTCATCAATGACCTTCTGTTCAGGCTGCTTTGTACTGCGTACTTTTCCGTACTCTTTCATGCTTTTTACCACCTTTCTTGATATGATCTTTATAGTACCTATCAGCATAAGGCTGAATTGGTTCAATATATTTTTCAGACAATCGGCTGCTATCACAATATTTCAACCAACCCTTATAGGAATTGATTGCACACCATTCTGAATAGTTCATTTCCTGACCGCTTTCAATCTTCTTCCTGATTGCGGTCATTTTCCGTTCAAATTCCTGACAGGTGGATTTTCTAAGAAGGGTATCTTTCAAGAAAATCCTGTACCCTACAAAATCAATACCCCGGATGAACGAAGGGAATATCTGATAGTTGCCTTTTATTCTTAATTTCAAATTCTGTATGAAATATTCATTGATTTCTGCAAGTAACTGATGCAGTTCTTCTTTGGTTCTTGCAAAAATACAAATATCATCCATATAACGGTAATAGTGCTTTACCCGCTTAACTTCTTTTATCCAGTGGTCAAAACCTGATAGGAAGAAATTGCCATCATACTGTGAAAAGTAATTCCCTATTGGAATACCGACACCTTCAATGAAGTCCTTGCCGTTTACCTTCACTATCTTGATTTCATTACCACAAGACCGATAAAATTCAATGTTTTCATCCGTTGCCGGACAAGTGCTGATTGAATCAATTACTTCATCAATCAGTTCAAGCAGTTCAGGGTCTTTGTACTTCCGTCTGAACTTCTGTTTTAGTGTTTCGTGGTCAATGGAAGGGTAAGATTTCTTGCAGTCTATTTTCAAACAATAGGTCATTTCTTCCGGCACGGTATCAACCGCCAACCGTAACTTCTTGTATGCTGCATGAATACCCTTGTTTGGTATTGCTGAATATGTGTCATCAGTGAAATACGCTAATAACTGCGGTTCAATCACCTGTAAAACCGCCCATTGTGCAATTCTGTCAGGGAAGAATGGAAGTTTGTATATTTCCCGTTCCTTCTTGCCGTCCTTTTTCGTAAAAGTGGCATATTCCGAAGTTTTGTATAAATGGTTTTGAAGCATCCATTGCAGACCCGCCAAATAGTAGTATGGTCTTTTCTCAATCTGCTGAACTTCCTTGTACCATCCTTTGCCTTTCTTTGCGTGTTGAAACGCAAGATACAGGTTATCCATTGAACAGATTTTTTCATAAAGATTGCCATACCGTTTCACGCTTGTCTGTTCCCTTCTGTATGCACTGAACCGAACTTTCAACCCGTCAGGTGACGGTCTACTAATACAGCCCATGTATTTTGATGTTTTGCCAAGTGGCACGGTAATCAGTTTTCAGTACATTGATTTATAAGAACACCCCGCCATTTCTGACGGGGTGTTTCAAGTGATATTTGTGCATTTACTAACTGACTGCTGATATTCCGATTACGATTAGAAGAAGCATTATTCAGATTCCAATAGAAAGCACTGGTATTCAAGCCATTATTCCAATTAGCACCTAATTTAGTGACGTTGGTTTTTTGTCTTTTTATTGTCTTTCTGCTTGAAAATCATCATCTTTAGCATCCTGATTACCTAAAATTGTGTGAATTACTGGTTGCCTGTTATGCTGCTACCTTTTTTCGATACACCAACCGACCGCCGACAACCCGATAACGATTAGAAGAAGCACCATCCAGATACCAATAGAAAGCACCGGCAGCCAAGCCACTATCCCAACCAGCACCCAATCCAGCGACGCGCCAACCA